GGTCAAGACGGTCCGCAAGCTGAAGACCACCAACGGCGACTACATCTGGGCGATGACTCCGTACATCAACCAGCAGGGTGCCGTCGGCGCTCCCGGAACGATTCTTGGCGTTCCGTACAACGTAGCCAAGTACCTCAAGACCACGCAGGCAGCATCGACGACGGCCAATGTCCGCGGCGAGGCGTATGCCATCTGCGGCAACTGGGACTACTTTGAGATCTTCGACCGCACCGGGATGCAGTCCATGATCGATCCGTACAGCGGCGCCGCGAACATGCGGTCCACGCTCTACACCTGGATGCGCACGGATTCGCGCATCATGCTCACCGAGGCCTTTGCTGCTGTTTACGGCGTCAACGCCAGCTGATCCATTCTCCCCTGAGTGCTCCCCCCGGGAAACCGGGGGTGAGCATTTTCCATGACCGTCCCACTGGGAACCATCAAGTCAGCGCTCCGCATCGACTACGACGATGACGATGCCGCTTTGGTGCGCCTGCGCGAGGCCGCGCTATCGCTCATCGCGCGCCGCACGCAGCTGGTGCTGACGCCGTCGCCGCAGGCGCTCTACCTCGCGACGTGGAGCGACACCATGTTCCCGGCGGTGCCGTATGTGTCGCTCACGTCGGTGACGTATCAGGATGCATCGAACGCCGCGCAGACGCTTGCGGCGTCCGACTATTGGGTCGATCTCACGGATGGTCCCATCCCGATCCTGCGGTTCCTAGAGACTTACGACACCTATCGGGGAACCGTGATCACGGCGAACTACACCGCCGGATACAGCACGCTCCCAAATGAGATCATCCACGCGGTGATCTCGCTTGTCGGATTCTGGTACCACAATCCAGACGCTGCATCGGAAGTGTCGTTGCAGACCGCTCCGCTGTCACTTATGTGGATCCTTGACAGCCTCAGCACTCGGAGCTTCCTGCGGTGAGCACGACTTCCGGCAAGTACTGGAAGAAAGCGCGCGCGCTCAAGGCGTCGACCACCCAAGACGCCATGGGTATGCGCACCGACAACTGGGTCGCAGGCGAATACTTTCGGTGCGAACTGCGCAACAATAGCACCATCGAAATGCCGTATGCGGATGGCGTGATCGTGCGGCGCACGTTTGAAATCCTGATGCGCTGGCAGACGCTCAAGAACCTTGCCATCAGCGAGGTGGATCGAATCACCGTCGACGGCATGACGCTCCGCATCCAGAGCATCACCAACGTCGCCATGAATTCGATGCAGGCGTCAATCATCGCGGAGGATGTGTCCTAATGGCGACCATCGAAGAGGCCATCCGACTGATGCTCACCAGCAACATCTCCACGGGTGTCGCCGATGATCAGATCACGCACGCATACAGGCTTCAGAACTCCCCGCTCCCGGCGATCACGTTTGAGCTGAGCCAGACCAAGCGCGCGACCATCGACGGACTCCAGACGAGCGAACTGGTGATCACTGGGATCGCAGATCAGACGAAGGACGCGAATGACTTGGGATCCGTCATCCGTGCTGCTCTGGTGACGGGTACCTACTCAGGAATCATCATCCGCCAGATCATCGTCGGAGATACGACGCTACAGCCTCCGTCATCGGGACTGTCCGACGAGCAGGAACCCGCGCTGCTCAACATCAACGCCACCATCTACTGGAACTGAACCATGGCCGTCTACAGCACTAGCACTTTCGCGATCACCGTCGGCGGATCCACTCTCACTGGTCTGGTGGATGCGTCGTTTGATTTCAACATGGAAACCGTCGACGTCACGGAGATCGGCGCGGTGGAGCGGAGCCACGTCCGTGGCGTCAGCAACGCCACCGCCAGTGGGAACCTGTTCTACGATCAGGGTACTGCCGCCATCGCCGCGCTTGAATCGGCAGTTCGCTCTGGATCCACCGTCGCAGTGGTGTTCACCAACCACACTGGATCGAACAGCTCCACCTACTCAGGAAATGCCATCGTCACGAAGTTCGGCACCAGCGCCGCCGTGAATGACGTCGTGAAGGCGTCGTTCAATATGCAGTTCACCGGAGCGATCACGATTGCCTGACATCCGCGCCATCCTCAAGTGCGAACCAATCGCCTGCGAGATCAGGGGATTTCAGGTCAAGTTGAAGCGTCCTACGGTCGCCGATCTTCTCGACGTCCTTGAGATCTCTTCCAAGGATCCGAACTCCGTAAAGCCTTGGACGCTGCACCGACACCTGTTGGATGGTGACGGAGTTCCCGTGTTTCCAGACATCGAATCTGCAAGGCTTTGTCCGGCTCACTTCGGCGCAGAGGCGTGCGTTGAGATCGAGAAGCTGTACAACGAAGGCCGGGACTAGGTAAGGACGCGCGCCAGCTGCTGCGCATCGTCCTCAATCAAAGACAAGCAGCGCCTTGGGATCGCTCGGTTCTTGAACTGGTGATCATGTTCGATATTCCAGACTATCACGATCTCAGGAAGCGCCTAGATGATCTCCGCAACCGTGAGCATCAACCCTCAGAATGCTGAGTTCCTCAGGATCTGGCTGGGACGCTTTGCGGTCAAAGTCCAAGACCGCATCACGCGCGTTGCGCTACGCAAGTTCAACAACGATGTCATTAAGGCGGCGCGCGCGCTGACGCCACGCGATACTGGTGCATCGCTTGTCTCACTCGCACAGAAGACCAAGCAATATGGCGATACCGCCTGGGGATCCGTCGGATATCGCGGAAAGTGGTCCGGCAACGTCGACGGCCTTAAGGGTCGCGCACTTCACCGCGCATACGACTCCGAAGGCGTCGGCTGGCGCTCCCATTTCACAGAAGCTGGCTATCACTCATGGCCGAAAGGCCGAGTAAACAGGAACGCAGGCAAGAAACTTGGCAGGGGTTGGAAGAAAAAGCAGTACTACCGAGGCCAAGGCACATACCACCGAGGAACCAAGGCGACCATCATCGCGCAGGCCGCGATGGCCGACAAGGTTCTTCCGTACCTATATGAAGAGCTGGTCAGAGCCACCAAATGAAACTACCAACGCTGAATGTCGACATCGCGGTCAACACCAAGAACTTCAAGCGCGATCTTGAGGGACTTGGCAAGGCCGCATCCAAGGCGATTGGTGGTCCTCAGGCGGGATCTGGCGTCGCCGGGAAGGCACTTGACCTGATCGGAAACCGAATCGGCATTTCCAATCTTGGTGGTTCGATGGGGATGCTGTACGCGGGAATGAAGTTCACGATGGAAAAAGCCATTGCGATGACTCAGTCGCAAGCGCGCGCCATCGCCGACGGAATATCCGCCATGGAGCAGTACCGTTCTACTGGTGACATTCGCAGCACTGGTCTGGACGTCGCCGCTGCCAGCCGATTGGAAGCCGCGAAGCAGATCGGCATCCGCAAAGAGGAGGCGACCACGGGTTACATGGCGAACTTCTGGGCGGCATCGATGGGAGCGAACGGCCAGATGGGTGGTGTGCTTGGTCCCATCTCCGATTTTGCAGAGCAGCTCAGCCGCGAATGGAAGGGGACTCTGGCTCTTGCTGGTGGGTTGCTTGGCGGTCAAGGTTGGTCCGAATCCCACCGCCGTGCGGACATCGCGTTTGAAGGCGTGAGGGTTCCAACCGACGCGGAGCGCATCCTCGCATTGAACACCAAGATCCTCCGGGAGTCGCTGTCTTGAGAACTGGCACCAACTACAAATGCTCACGCGTCGGCATGACGGTCGCTCAAGGCGAAATCTGGTCGGCATCGACGGTAAAGGAAACTTGGCACGTTCAGAGCGTCACCGATGGCGTTGCCGTCAGCCTTGACGATGTTGAGGCTGTCCTACTTGACCTGATCGTCGGAACATCAAATCCGCTGATTCCGCGAATCGGAACGGTGTGGACCAAGCCAGGTGGATCTGGAAACACTTGGCAGGAAACGTGCCTTCTCACGTCGTGCGATTGGTCGCGCGCCGGAGCGGGAATCGTCGCGAACCTGACCTACTCAACACGCTATTTCCAAGCGCAGGCGGGCGCAGCGCGCGGATTGGCGCGCACCCAAGACATCGTCACCAACTCTACGGCGATCAGTTCATCGCTTCTGTGTCTGGGGACGTCCATGACTCCGTCGCTGAGAACTCGTCCGATGAAGGTGTATCGGATTCAAGGTACTCCGTCGATCACGTTCCCTAGTCCGACGCAAGACCGCTCATCTACCGACATCGGCGGCATCCAGAGCATTTGCCAAGCCGACGTCAGGCAGATCAACTACAAACTTCGGATGTACGTCGATGTTGGTCAGTTGGGTCTGAGCGAAATGGCGTACATCCTGAATGACTACGTCGGAACCCGCAATAGCGACCTGTTCTTTGGTTGCGGCCCGGGAACGATGATCGTTGATTCATGTTCCATCACGCATCTTGAGAACGTGTTCTGGGAGTTGAACATTGACTACCTGTACGACGAGTACAGCCACCACTCCCAAGAGCCAACTTGCGGGTACGACGGGAAACCACTGATGACGAGCGCCAGCGGCGTTCCGAAGTATCTAGACGTCAAGTGGACGCGGGAATACCGAAACTCAGTCGCGTTCAACGACTTCTGGCCTGACGGCGACTTCGGCGCGAACCAGAAGTACCAAGCGTGGCGCGGGAGCTGGTTCTGATGGGAAAGATGACCTACATATTCGGCGCGCAGAAAGGCATGGACCGCGCCGCGCGCGACCTTGGCGAGGAGCCGACGTCGGTTGGTTGTCTCGCGACGATCACATCTGCGACCGCCATCAGCGGAAGCACCACCAGATGGGTTTACCAGTGGTCGGAAGCCGAGATTGGACCGGCGGCATCCAACTACCCTGTTGCGTCAAAAACAGGCGGCATCACTGGCGCAGCGCTTTCGATCAGCGAACTAGGAAACGGAACCTACTTCGCATTCGGCATCACAGCCGCCGCGCTCCCAGCCGGTTGGACTCCCGTCAAGATTCCCAACGGAACTCCCGTTTGGGTCGTACCGCACCGAGGTTCGGACGGGACACTTGTATGGGTGATTCTCAACACGCAGGCGATTGACGGAGCTTGCACCTGATGGCCGCCGACCAATACGACATCACCATTGAACAAGGCGCGACCTACACGCTCGTCATCACGGTGATGGCTGTGAACCTCACTGGCTACACGGTGCGCACGCAGGGTAGGACTTCGCACGCCGCTACCACGACGGTCTGGTCATCGCCGACGAACTGCACGCTTGCAGTGAGCGCTGGTACCAACTCCACGATCACGATGACGATCAGTGCGACGAACACCGCCGCGATGACTGCTCCTCAGGTCGGCGTATGGGATCTTGAATACGAACTCAGCGGCGTGGTCACGCGCCTGCTTGAAGGCACGTTCACCGTAACTCCAGAGGTGACGCGATGAGCGTGACCGTTACGCCGCAAGTCACCAAGGTGACCGTCATTCCAGGCGGCGGAACTGGCATTGCCAAACTTGACGATCTCAGCGACGTCCGCGTCAGTTCCGTGGCGAATGGCTCTGTCCTTCGCCACGATGGAACTGAGTTCGTTTCGGTACAAAGTTCCAGCTGGTTTGCCGCTGCCTCGCACACGCACTTAAAGAGCGACGTCTACGGACTTACAACCGATCTAGGCAACCTCCAGATTCAGTTGAACGAGGTTAGCGATCAGATTAATTGGCTTCCGTCCTTCGGAACTGCTGCAAGTTGGGATGTACCAACGGGGGTCGGCGTCAATGCCAGCATCACGCAAGTCGTGATTGGCACCGATACGCGGCTCACGAATTCGCGCACGCCGACGGCGCACAGGCACGCATCCACCGATATCGACGATTCAACCAGCAGCGGACGAGCCGTACTGACGGGTACCCCGGCGGCTGGTCGCGCGGCGCTTGGACTTGGGACCGCAGCTGTTTCGTCGATTGGTGACTTCGCCACGGCATCGCACACCCACGCGGCGTCCGCCATCACCAGCGGCACGCTTGCATTCTCGTTGCTTCCCGTCGGCAGCACCGGATCGACCGTGTGCATCGGCAATGATTCTCGTCTTAGCGATTCGCGCGCGCCGAACGGATCCGCCAGCGGCGACCTGACCGGGTCGTATCCTTCGCCGACCGTATCAAAGGTTCGTGGCGTGACCGTTTCGGCGACCGCGCCTGCCACCAATCAGGTGCTCAAGTACAACGGCACGCAGTGGGAACCCGGATCAGTTTCGGCGACCATCACCAGCCTTCAGAACATCGCGAGTGTGGCGGTCACATGCACAGCGAACACTTGGAACCTCATTGGTTCGACGCTGACGCTCACGGCTGGAACATGGCTCGTCAACTCGACGGTGACGCTGTCGCACTCAACGTCAACCGACGATGTCGCCGTCCGAATCGCTTCGACCGCTGGCGATGTCTACGGGAGCAGCGAACAGCGGACGGCGGCAAGCAACGCCAACATGAACATCAGCGTCACCGCCATCGTGACCGTGGCAAGCGGAACGAAGTCCGTCGGCCACTACGCGCGCTGCGTGAACAGCGGAAC